TCTTGACCTACGTGGCACAGGCATTACAGCACTACCCGATAACCTAACGGTGGGTGGCTCTCTTGACCTTGAAAACTGCACAGGCATTACAGGAGAGGTCAAAGTTAACAAGAAACTTTCTTCTAAAGCAATAGCTGCTATAAGTAGAGTTTCAAATATGCCTATCTTCTGGGAATGGAATGATAGAAGCTATATTAAGGTTGATGATATGTTTACAGCTGTTGACTCACATCATGGGAATGTATATCGAGTTCACAAACTTAACAGTAGCGAACAACTATATCTTGTCACAGATAGTGAGAATCACTGGGCACACGGTCGTACACTCCAAGAAGCACGTGCTGACCTTATCTTTAAAATCAACGACCGAGACACCTCGGTATACAGGAACATGTCCTTAAATGACACGATTACTTATGAAGAGGCTATTGCTGCATATAGGACAATCACAGGAGCGTGCGCAGCTGGTACAAGAGATTTCATAGAGAATAGACTTCCAAAACCACATAAAGAGAAGTATACCGTGCAGGAAATGATTACTCTTACAGAAAATGAATACGGAGGAAAGAAGTTTTCCGAATTCTTCAAGAAATAAATATATGAAACAAACAGAAGAAGATGCAGGGTTATCCAGGTTAAAAAAAAGATATGAGTTTATTCTGCAGTATGTCAAGAATAACCCAAACTGGAGAGAAGAGATTTATAACAATAAAAAATCATTCTAACAATAAAAATTATGAGTAAAATCAATCTTACAGTCGAAGAAATCAACGCTCTGAAAAGTACAGAGATTATTACAGACGAAAGAGTACGAGAGAAATTCGTACAAATCTATGACACTATGTGGGCAAACACTACAGGTATCAGTGGTGATGCTGCTTACGAAAGAGAAAGCAGATTTTTCAATAGCTTAATTTGCGAAAAGGAAGACCTGCGCACAAAATGCTCTAAGTTCTCAATTTTTACATCATTCCTTGATGTGGCTATATCGGGATTGAGCGTTGAGCCGGGAGTACGGGCACAGGCATACCTGCTTTCACGCTCTGTCAATATCGGTAAAGGGCAGGATGGAAAAAATATGTACGTTACACAGTGCGTTCTTACGGTTTCCGGCTATGGCGAGCTGGTACTCCGTGCTCGTTGCGGTCAGATACGCCATGCAGACAATCCTGTCATCGTGTACTCGGAGGATGGTTTCGAGTTCGGGGAACAGAATGGTAACAAGTTCGTGAACTACACCTGCCGTCTGCCTCATACCTCCAACGAGATTGTAGCAGCTTTCATGAAGATTACACGCAATGACGGCTCTACCGATTATGCCGTTTTGCTTCCCGAAGATTGGAAACGGCTTCAAGGGTACAGCGAAAAGCAAAACCGTAAATGGGATAACAATGCACATGCTTATGTGAATGGCAAACCAAATGACTTGTATGTCGCTGATGGTGGTCAAATCGACAAAGGTTTCTTGATTGCTAAGCTCATCAAGCACGCTTTCAAGACTTATCCAAAGGCTCGTGTCGGCCGTGGTACACAACTGGAGTCCCAGCAGACTGATGAAGAGATTAGCAACGACATCTATGGACTTGGCAATGGTGAGGTTGTGGACACTACAACTGGTGAGGTTATTCAGACAAAGGAAAACTTTGGCCCCGCTGCAGACACCTCCGCCGGTGTTGTTGTAAACCCTGCCGAAACAGGCAATACAGAAAGTGTTGCCAATGATGATGTTTTCTAAACTATAAAATATAAGACTATGAGTACAGAATTAAGTATTGTTCGACCAGAGAATGTGCAGATGATAGCACAAAATGCGCCAAAGGTTTACAATGAAAACCAACAGCGTTCAGTTCGTTGTACGAATGCCGGTACACAGTTGCTGGCAGAGATTAAGGAGAAAGGTATGAGCGATGAACTCGACCAGCGTTGTGCAGCCTATCTTGAGAAATCACGCAAGACGGTAAAGTTGATGAATGAGCAACGCTCTCCCATCACGAAGATGTTTGACCAGATACGCACGGAGTTAACAGGTATGGAAAACTCTATCGACCCAACCAAGGCAGGAAACGTACCTAATCAGATACAGGCTTTTCGTAATCAGTTTGCAGCAAAGAAACGTGAGGAGGAAGAAAAGCGCAGACGTGAAGAGGCTATGAAACTGCAAAAACAGCAGGCACTCACAAAATATGAAACAGATGTCGAGGATGATTTCAGACAGCAGTTCAGTAGGTACATCACCCAGCACATCAATGAGCTTACAACGCTCAATGCTTCACTCACACTCGAAAACTTCGATACGCAGTCCGTGAAGATTGTGGACTACCCCACTACTATGCCGGCAGATTTATTCAATCACCTAACATTGTCTGTCCTTATCCCACAAATGCTATCGACAGAAGAGGCAACGCAAATCCGTGCGAATGTCCAATCTCGTCTGCTTGCACAGTTCAATGAGCAATACACCGCCGAGATTGGAGACTATAAGGACACCATCGTAGATGCGCTGGCATCTAAGCATGCCGAACTTGAACGCATGGCAAAAGCCAATGCAGAGGAACAAGAACGCATGAAACAGGAACTTGCGGCAAAGGAAGCTGCTGAGGCTGCACGACTTGAAGCAGAGCGTAAGCGTAAAGAAGATGAAGCTAAGGCTGCAAAGGAGATTCAGTCGCAAGCACAGGAAGTTGGTAATCTTTTCGATTCTGCCTCCGTCTCTACCCCTGCTTATACTCCTAAGACCTCTGTAAAGAAAAAGATAGTTGCTCTTGATGCGGAAGGTATCATCAATATTGTTTCGTTTTGGTGGAGCAAAGACGGTCAGTATATGAGTGTGGAGGACTTGACCAAGATGTTCAAGAAGCAAATCACAGCCGTTGAGAAGTACGCAAACGATAAAGCTAATGCAGAGTTTATCAATTCTCCACATGTCAAATATGAGAATGAAGTAAAAGCAAAGTAATCATGACAACTCATAATCCAGATGAATACTATAACCGCAGTGAGGTCTCCAACTCTGACCTCACTGCACTTAAAGAGCAGCTCTACCCACGACCTCAATATGGCGACCGTGAGGCAGCTTTCTACTTCGGTAGCATAGTAGATGCCTTAATTACAGAACCCACAAGAGTTGATTTCATCAACAGGAAAGTAGACGGTGAGCCTGTGGAGAAAGATATATGGCTGCATGCTCGTGAAATGCAACGCTCTCTGCGTGCTGAAGCACGACACGACCCATTCCTCGCAAAGGTATTGGAAATGGCAGACACGCAACGCTTCATGGTGAACAAGGCACAGGAATTTGACAACGGTGGCTTCTGTTTCACTCTTGACACTCGTTGCAAGTGGGATTGGTGGTTACAGGCAGCTCATTTCGGAGGAGACCTGAAAACAACAGCAGCCTCAACGGATGCGGAGTTCAACGATGCAATAGACTTCTTCGATTGGGACCGCAGCCGTGCATGGTATATGGACATCGCACACAGCGACAATGACTTCATCTATGCAATATCAAAGAAGAATAGCCGCATATTCAAGAAGTTTATCAAGCGTGGAGACGAAATCTATAACCATGGCCGAGAGAAATACGAGGATTTAGCATACAAATACTGGTGTTATTCTTTATGAAAGAACTGAAACATAATCTCAAAATAGAGCCTTATCCCTATCAGCGTGAGGGCATCTTGGCTGGGCTGGAATGGAAGCGCCTCCTTATCGGAGACGAGCCGGGGTTAGGCAAGACATTACAAAGTATCGGTATAGTTGATACGGCAAATGCCTACCCATGCCTTGTTATCTGTCCATCCTCTCTGAAAATTAACTGGCAGCGTGAATTCGAGAAATTCACCGATAAGAAAGCACTCGTATTGGAGAATGCCGTGCAGACAACATGGCCGTATCTTCTGAAGATGAAAATGCACCATGTAGCCGTGTGCAACTATGAGAGTTTACGCAAATACTTTGTCTGGGACATCAGACAGAAAGGCTCGTTTCGTCTGAAAGATGTCGTATTCAACCCTGCAATAAAAATCTTTCGCTCTGTCATCATCGATGAAAGTCATAGGGTGAAAGACCCATCGGCACAGCAGACCATTTTCACACGGGGTATCGCTGAGGGTAAGCCTTATCGCATATTGCTGTCGGGTACGCCTGTTGTAAATCGACCGGCTGACCTCATCGCTCAACTGTCAATCATGGGCAGATTGACGGAGTTCGGAGGTCGCACCCACTTTCTGCAGGAGTATGGCGGTGGAGATTTAAGCAGAGAAAACAGACGGCAGGAGCCAGACGAGGTAAGAAACCTCGACAAACTTTCTGTGGAACTGTACTCTCGTTGCATGATACGCAGGGAAAAGGCAAAGGTACTGACACAGTTACCTGAAAAGACGCGCACAGACCTTTATGTGGATATTTCCAACAGTGAGGAATACGCTTGCGCAGCCGAAGACCTTGCCACCTACCTGCGTGAATACAAAGAATGCACCGACTATGAGGTGGCTCGCAAGATGCGCATGGAGGCTCTTGTAAAATTCATGGCACTGCGTTCCATTGCAGCAAAGGGTAAGGTGAAGCAAACTATCGACTTCTGCCGTACATTTCTCGCAAACGGCAAGCCTCTCATTCTGTTCTGTTCTCTACATGAGATTGTCGATGAATTGAAAAAGGCTTTCCCAAAGGCTGTTACTGTTACAGGTCGTGATAGCATGATGATGAAACAGGCTGCCGTTGATGCGTTCCAGTCTGGGCAAGCACAGTTAATCATCTGCTCCATTAAGGCTGCAGGTGTCGGGCTTACGCTCACAGCCTCATCAAATGTTGCATTCTGCGAATTTCCATGGACCTATGCGGATTGTTGTCAGTGCGAAGACCGTGCCCACCGTATCGGACAAAAGGACAATGTTACATGCTACTATATCATTGGGCGTGGAACTATTGACCATACTCTCTATAACATCATACAGGATAAGCGGTCTGTGGCTAATCAAATAATGGCTTCCACGGATGATATTCCAACGGATAAGATGTATTTCGACCAGCTTACGGACATGTTCCTTAATCCTTATGGCAATGGAGAAACCGAAAAAGTATGAGTTCTGCAAGACAGACATCAAGAGTATCATCTTTGAGCTGGAGAAAGCAGATGGAATGTATGCGAAAATAAAGACGCTATCAGCCTCAAACAGGCGGTATTCAATAAATAAATTATTAACAAAACTAAAATCAAAATTGACATGAACAAGAACATGTTGGCAAAAGAGGTAGCAGTATCTGAAAAGGTTACGCTATCAACAGCATTCAAAACTGTAGATGGAGTGCTGCGTGTCATTACAGAAACGCTTGCCAAGGGCGAAAGTATTCAACTCCGTGGCTTCGGCTCTTTCGTAGTCGTAAATAAGTCAGAACGTAAGGTGAACGACATCAAGACTGGAAAGTCTATCACGGTTCCGGCTCACAAGTCTGTGCGCTTCAAACCAAGTAAAGAAACCGTTACAAAATTAAACAAGTAAAGAAAGGAGGTACACTATGATGTTATTTGAAGTAGGCGTGCGTATGGAACGCACTTTGGAAAGTGGCAAAGTGGCGAAAGTCGTAGAACAGTTCGTCGATGATGCCCTATCTTTCACAGAGGCTGAAACACGAATTATCAGTGAGGTCGGAGCCTATGGTACGGATATAGAAGTTGTTACCATGAAGCGTTCACGCTGTACAGAACTCGTCGGTGATGGCAGCAAGGAGAAGTGGTTTAAGGCAAAGGTAAACTACATTACCGTTAACGAGAAAACAGGAAAGGAGAGGAAAACTCCTTATTACTACTTCGTCAATGCTGAAACTATCGCTGATGCAAAGAGTACCGTCGATGATTTCTTCAGAGAAACTATCATTGATTACAGCATTGCCACTCTCGATGAAACAAAGGTATTAGATGTGTCCGCCACGATTTGAATGCCGGCAATGACGATTGATGAATACAAACACCTCTCTCGCAAGGGCTACAATAAGTATGGTGCAAAGCGTGTCGGCGGTCATGCCTCCCAAAAGGAGCATTATCGTTCTTCCACCTTGCAGATGATGCAGCGTGCCCATCTTATTGCAGACTTGCGGGAACAGGTGCCCTACGAACTTATCCCTGCACAATATGCCGAAGTTGGAGGTAAACTCAAATGTGTGGAAAGAGCCTGTAAGTATGTTGCCGACTTTGTCTATACTGATTGCAAGACAGGGAAGACAATAGTTGAGGACACTAAAGGCATGCGGACAAAGGAGTACATCATCAAGCGTAAGCTCATGCTCTCTGTGCATGGCATACGCATAAAGGAAGTATAGCATGGAAAAATTAGAAAGAGACAGTTTCATCGTCTATCGCTCCTATTGGGAGGGATTAAAGCGTATGGACAAAGATGTGCAGTGCGAGGTCTATAATGCCATCATGGAATACGGCTTTACGGGCAATGTTCCAGAAATGTCGCCAACTGCCGAGGGGATATTCATACTGATGAAGCCCAATATAGATATCAGTCTCACCAGGTACAAGAACGGTCGGAAAGGTGGCAGTATATCAGCCTCCAAACGGAGCGTAAGTAAGGTAAAGGCTAAGCAGATGACCTATGACGATGAGATAAAGGAAATGCTGGAGAATAAACAGTGGAATGAGCCTGTATGTATGCAACTGAAGATTACCAGTAAGGAGTTCAAACAACGTATGAATGAATTCTCTACACACCTGAAATGCACAATGGATGGTGTTGGGCATAAAAGTATCGGCGATGCGCACAGGCATTTCATATCGTGGATGAACAAGAAGTATCCTGTTCAGAACGCACCAGAAGAGAATGAGCCGGATTACACCTATACAGGCGGATTTGGTGGGCAAGATGTGTAACCAATAATAGAATAACTATGAACGAATATCCGAAAACGCTGATAGATGCGCTTGCCGTATATCACAAGCAACCCACCGGCAATGTCGATTGGGACCAGGCAGTTCTTGTTGCTTGCAGAAACAACGAGAAGTCGGCTCCTACTTGGCTTGCCCTACATGATGTAGCATTGAAAGTGCATAAAGATATAGAAAATGAACGGCTTGCATCTTATAATTTACAGGATGAGGGAACATATAAAGCGCATGCAAATCTGCTGCTCTATATTGCAAACAACAGCGTGCTTGCACGACAGCGCCGACAGTTCATCATTGATGATAACAATCGTGAAATCATACGCTTCCTACTCTACTACTTCAATGGTTGTCCACTTGCAGAAGAAGTCTTTCCTGGTCGTGGCTACAAACTTCACAAGAATATAATGCTTCAGGGCGGTGTCGGTGTCGGAAAGACTATGCTCATGCAACTGTTTTCAGAATATCTCAGTCGAATACGCTCACCACGTTTTTTCTACAATGTGTCCGTAACGCAGATGGTAAATTACTACACCTTGCACAACAATCTCGACCGCTTCACTTTCAACGAGGAGGAAAACAGAGGCTTTAAGTGTACACCGGTAAACATCTGTCTAAACGACATCGGCATACAGGATAGGACTTTCTTTGGAATGGATACAGGATTGCTTACAAACGAGTTTCTGCATGCACGCAACGAAATTTGGACACAATATGGCAAGTGTGCCCATCTGACTACCAACCTTGATGACAAAGCTCTATGCAAACGCTTTGAGCGTAACGATGGCTTCGGGCGGTTGATAGACAGATTTAAGACTTATAATATTATTCCGATGGGCGGTACAAGCCGTCGATAATAAACAGATTTACAAATTATGAAGAATATATTTTTAATAGCAATCTCATCACTTCTTATGTGTTCTTGTGGGTATGAGATAGTAAAGAAGAAACCTGCCCCTAAACCAAAACTGACAAAGGAACAGATAAGGAAACAACAACATGAGGAAAAATTAAGAGAGTATGATGTTCGCTTTCTCTTTGAATGCAACGGGGTAAAAGTCTATCGGTTTTATGATTGCGATAAAATGAAGACTGTCTATTTTACCAATGCTAATGGAAATACCTCATATAAATATACAACGATGAGCGGTAAGACATCTGTTTCGCATGAAATTCAATCTATTAATATAAAGAAGTAATGGAAAAGATTAAGACTTATGTTCTGATACTTTCAGAGTTCTTCCCCAAGGCACACAGATTAGATGGAATGACGGTTACGAGGTATGTGTCTTGATGACGAACGAGCGAGGCTATACACAGTATTATCCCCTGCGCAACTTCGGTGAACGACAGGGCGACGCGATAATATACAAGGCGGAGGATTGCCCTAAGCTTACAGAATTCAATCTAAAAGGCCTAATCAAACGGTATCACAAAGAGGATAAATGGATTAGGGTAAACGGGAGAAAATTCATAAAACAAAAAGGCAATGTATAATGGAAGTTTTCGAGAACATCATGTTTAAATATGGAGGCTATATCCTTATATGTGTTCGTAATGTGTTTCAGACAAACGAAGCGTATGAGGAATGTGCCGAAATAAACAAAGTGCTACAGAAGCATGGCATATCTACCACCATGACAATGGAAGACTGGCAGACCGAAATGTGGCGCAAAGGTACAAGTGGAGTTATTGCAATAAAGAACTCGCCCTACTACTTCTTGGAAGCACTGGAAATGTGCAAAGAAAAAGGGTTATTGAATAAATTCATAAAATAATAAACATTTTAGTTATGGCAAAAGTTGAAATTACAGAATGGGGAGAACTTGCTATTATAGAGAAACTCCTGTCAGATTATGCCCTGCAAACTTCTGACAGGAAAGACCCACGAGTTATACATGTAAAAACTCTATTAGAACGTGTCCGACCGGCACTGGTTGAGGCAACAGAACAATTATAAATCAATATTGAAATGGAAATTATAAGCATAGCAATAAGTATCTCTTTGGTTATATCTGTACTTAGCATTATACATGTACTCTCCAAAAAGATAGACAACATAGAAAAGGAAGTTTCTATCAATTTCGACCTTTTGTATTATATTGCAAATCAGAATGATAGACGGATGTTATTGCGCCTTTACGATGCCCAAATAACATTTACAGAGAAAGAGATGTATTCAAAATTAGAATACATTAGAGGAACAAATAAAGAAAACCATAAAACGAATAGATGATTATGAGCGATATGAACGGAATAACAATAAACGATAAGCAGTATATTTATGTACCAGCAGAAAAAGCTGGAAATAGTTGTTTTGAGTGCTGTTTAAATAATGAAAAAGAAAATGCAAGGTGTCGGTATGCTGGCATTTGCGTAAACTTTGATAAATTGATAGGCTTTGGTGTATTTAAGGAACTTAAAGTAGAGAAATAATGAAGACAAAGGCAATGAAATATTGCGAGGTATGTGGTGAAGAAAAAACATTAGCGGAATTTTCTAAATCATATAAAAATCGCTGCAAGAAATGTGTTGCAGAAGAAACAAGGCTCAAAAGGCATGGTATTTATAACGAGCCCATTCTTGTCGTACAAAATATCAATTGGGAGCAAAGACGCTACGAGATAGCAAAGGATATAGTAGCCAATTCGTTCTCTACGCCGATGGGGAATGTGAGCATGGTATCTTATATCCATGATTGCGTACAGGTAGCAGACTTGTTAATAGAGGAACTAAAAAAGTGAGATAAACAATGGACAAGGATAAAATGATTGAATGGATTGGTACACATAATGTTGGCGTATCATCAAGAACGATGTGGGTAGCGTTGATGTGCCCTCAATGTGTAAATGGTAATAACTGTTGGGATTACGATATTCCCCACGATGCAGATGATTTCTCACGCTGTTACCATCTTAGCAAGTTTGCAGGATTAAGTTTAGATGATTTGCATAAAGTTGCAAAAGTATTTCCATACTGGACGCCTATCATCAATGAATGGGCTAACCTTGTCTCTGCATATGTAGGTATGTGTTATGACCGTGTATTTAACATTTTACAAGAGAAATATGATGAAGTTATGAAGCTTAAAGGATTCGTAAAAAAGTCAGAATCTACTTGGGAAATGGTTCAAAACAAATCAGACGCTTGAGGAGATAGAACAGAAAGCACAGTCTTTCTTTGAATGGTGTGAGAAGAATGTAAAACCAAAAACAAAATAAGATAAAACTATGAAAGTAGAAATACAATGCGGTGATAGTATCACCATTCCTAAGGGTTGCAAGGCAATCATTAAGGACGGAAGCATAACATTTGTGAAAGAAGATAGAGAGTTCAAAGACGGGGACGTTCTTATTGATGACCGTAAACTTTCAGTGTTTCCTTGTAAAATCATTATGATTTACAAAGGGACAAAGTCAGAAGAAGGGGGCTATGAATGTTATATTTTTAGAAATTTAATGGGTTCTTTGGTTATAAATGGAGAATGCTGTGGGTCGGAATTTGTAAGGATTAGGCACGCCTCCGAAGAAGAAAAAGCCGAGCTCTTCGCTGAAATGAAAGAGCAAGGTTTGCGGTGGAACGCTGAGGAGAAGCGAGTGGAGAAGATTAGGTGGAGAGCGGAATGTGGTGAAAAATACTTCGTATTATCTATGGATGGTCGAATTTATAGTTACGAAGAGTACAATAATACATGCGATGATGTACATTACAATGCATTTAACTACTTTCGCACCGAAGAACAAGACAAAGAAGCGGCAAGGCGTGTGAAAGAAACATTGCGAAAATTCCATGAAGAAATAGGAGAATAAGATATGAAAGCAAAAATTATACAAACAGGAGAAATAGTAACAATCCTCGCTATTTCGACAGAACACATGACTATTCAATGTTATGGGAATGACGGAATTGTACGTCTAATGTCATTGAGTAGTGGTGATATCGAGATAATACCTGATACAGAAAAAACTATTGATTGGGAACAACGACGCTACGAAATAGCAAAGGAAGCAATGAACGGAATTTTGAGCAATCAAACTCAATGTGACTTTGCCTCATCAGAAGCTCATTATGAAGAAAACGTGATTCATACAATACCAAAAACTATATCTCAATATGCAGTTGCTTGCGCAGATGCTCTTATTGAAGATTTAAAAAAGATAAAGATAAAGTAGTATGAAGATAATATATAACAAACATTTTCCTCCACGACCCTACAAGGCGATAACACTGCTCAAGTGGATAATCGTAAGAGAGGATGCTAAAGAATACTTCACAGTAGAAGATTACAATCACGAGTGCATACATTATGAACAAGAAAAGGAACTGTGGTTTGTCGGCTTCTATCTGTTATATATACTTGAGTTCCTATTTGCGTTGCTCTATTTCTGCAATTGGCATAAGGCATATCGTAATATCTCATTTGAAGTTGAGGCTTATACATACCAAGATGACTTGAATTACTTGCAACACCGTAAAAGGTTTGCATGGAGCAAGTTTGATTGGTAGCCTCAACCACCAAAAGATAAAATCGAACAACCTTATACGATAACTATATTTGCAAATACTTTAAAATATTGCAAGAATTGGAAAGAAATGGAAAAGGACATACGCTTTACAGGTTATACTGCTGTTCCGTCTGATTATGAATGTTCAGACGGAGAACTCACACAGGCATACAACCTCATCAATGAAGATGGAGCATACAAATCACTGCTTGCGCCTAAGGTGGTATTCAATCTTGGAGAAAACCACAGTGTTATATATGTACATAAGGCTACGACCTATACACATTATATCATCATTGATACTGCTAACAAGAAACTGCTGTGGACTATAGACGGTAGCAAATTCACTGACTTGTATAGTGTAGGTGACAAAGAGTTGTATCAAGTAGCAGGAGTAGGTAACACTCTTATAGCCCTTACAGATGCTGGTATGTTCTACTTCCTTTGGAAAGGTGACACATCTGGGTATCTCTTCCTTGGTAATGAAATACCAGAATTGCCTATATCGTTTGGCTTGCAAGGTGAGATGCAGCGTACTGATGAGTTTACCCTTGAGTTTGATAACCTTAGCTGGGAAACAAAGACAAAGGAGAATGGGTACAGTTACAGTAGCTACAATGAGTTCTCCGATGAAAACAAGAAAAAAATAACATCACAAGTGTTGGCTAAAGTAAACAAATTCATAGCTGACAGGTCAACTAATAAAGGTAAATTCATCTTTCCTTTTCTTGTAAGATATGCCTATCGCCTGTATGACGGTAACCTCATCAGGCACTCTGCTCCAGTCCTCATGGTATGTTCCACGAGCTGCGCTCCTATTGTCTTGTGGCGGCATCTGTATGGTAAGAATGGTTTGAACAGGGCTGATGTCCGTGTTGTTGGTATGCTGCACTCTTTAGACTATGCCGTCATCAACCAGAGCGAATTGGATTTACTGAAAAACTGGTCTGATATTGTCAAGTCTGTTGATATATTTGTTTCAAAGCCAATATACACCTACGACCAAAACGGAGAATGCGATAAGTTCTTCAATTATGACGAGTACGGCGATGAGGCATGGGGATATAGTGTCTGCAAACATACTAACCAGGCTGCCGACACGACCAAATATCCTGTGCGCTATCAGAAGAAAGATATGGGCTATCTCTATCAGATGACATTTGATAAAGATAATCTCGACATACGTCCTGGTGGCATACTCGGGTTGCCACGCAAGGACACTTCAACAGTAAAGGAGGATATTCGCAGCTGTTCAAACTTCTACTTCCTCGAAAGTATCAAGATAGAACAGCTTACTACCAAACGCACGATTATCAACATAGAGGAAGACTATCTGCAGTCGCTGGTCAATAGAGAGGTTATGACAGACGACTACGACAGCCATGATACAATTGTCTCCAAGTATGCTTTTCCATACAACTCGCGCCTCAATCTTGCCAATATAAGGAAAAAGCTGTTTGGTGGCTTCAGCACATACTCAATGTTTCCATTTACAGATGGTAATGTTGGGGTTTCATTAAATGGAAATCCGGAGTTGATTGCAGACAAGACTGACCAGATAGAGATTTTTGTATATATAAAACAGGATGGAAAAGACATTGTCGTTAAAGGTCCTTCTGGAATGTTCGGTCTTGACACGAAAACTTTATTTCTGTACTATCCAAATGTAAACGCCTATAAGGCATGTATTGTTGCGAGGGAACTTGAAGGCTTTGTCTGTGAAGTAAAATTAGAGCCACACTCATTCCTGAATGGTGCTTTTTATTTTGATGGCTGGAACAATCCACGAACAACTGGAATTTCAACACCTGTTGCATCAAGCGATAATGGACGCACAATAAGCATTCCTAACAAAATATACACTTCTGAAGTAAACAACCCTTTCTACTTCCCAGTTACAGGCATAAATACTGTTGGGACAGGTAAGATTTTGGGTATATCGACTGCTGCAAAAGCTCTTTCACAAGGTCAGTTCGGACAATTTCCACTATATGCTTTCACAGATGAGGGTGTATGGGCATTGGAGATAAACTCATCAGGTGGCTATTCTGCCAAACAACCTATCACACGTGACGTGTGCATATCTTCAGACAGCATCACGCAGATTGATACTGCCGTGCTTTTCGCTACTGATAGGGGTATAATGGAAATATCTGGTTCGCAGACGCAATGTCTGACCGATATAATTAATGGTAACTATTTCTTCTCACTTGACCGTCTGCCTGGACTGTCTAAACTCTACCCAGATGGTATTCCTCAAGTAGATTGTACATTCTCAGAATTTCGCAAGAGTTCTCGTATGTCTTACGACTATGTAAATCAGCGTATAATAGTGTTCAATGAAAATAAGAACTACGCTTATGTCTTCTCTATGAAGACTAAACTATGGGGTATTGTAGCCTCATCGCTCACTACTGCTATTAATTCTTATCCTAATGCGTATGCTATGGCAAAGATAAAGACTGTTGGGAGTGATGGCAAACAGGAGGTGACAAACAACTGTCTTGTGGACTTATCACGTTCTGCTGAAACACATCAGAAAGGATTGCTTGTAACTCGACCTATAAAGTTGGATGTCGCTTCAATGCTTAAAACATTCGATACAGTGTTCCTCCGTGGACTGTTTGACAAAGGGAAAGTACAGGTCGTTCTGTACGGGTCACGAGACAATATCAACTGGCATCTCGTACATTCTGCTAAGGAACATTATCTAAGAGGCTTCCGTGGAACCCCATACAAGTATTTCCGTATTGTCGTAATAACCAACCTTTCTATTGGTGAAACATTAGTCGGTGCATCTGTTTCCTATACTCCACGACTTATAAATCAATTAAGATAACTTCTTTTTTATATGTCCATAATAAAAGGGCAGTTCTGCGTGATGCAGGGCTGCCCTTGTTCAATTATCTATGTTTCTATCTTAGAATACAGACAATCGACGACGTACTCTATTTACCCTGCTATGCAATGCCACTCGTATCTGTCTTTCCATATCTTCTGCCTTGACTGCCCAAGTTTCAGCCTTAGCAGGATTGGTAATACTCATCCAGTCTGCCACTGTATAACAAACGATATACTCATGGATAAGTTTCGCTAACAAGTTGAGTGTAGTCTGAGAAAAGTCAGCAGGAAGACTAAGGACAATGCCGTAAACAGGCTGTTCTTTCAAGACGTTGTCAAGCTCATGGTTGCTAATCTCGTTCTTTGTGTACGGATATAGCAACTCCTTGCATTGGGCAACTGTCAAATCAAGTAATCGTGTAACCCTGTTCACATTACCCTCTTCGCCGACATCTTGCACTGTATGCTTGGCGTGTAGGTTGTCTGTCTGCATAATATGACCTTCGATATAGGAGTAGTTCTCGATGTCATACAACAACTGGCTACGCTTAAAACCAAGCACTGCCTCTATATTGCCGTTCTTATCTGTGTAACAGCCAAGGATATTGCTTTCGTCTGCCTGCATAAACTTTATATTTAATCTGTCGGTGTCTTTGGTCTGCTGCGTTTGCTAACAGACTGTTGAATAGAAGCCATGCTACGAGTTGCAAGAGCTATATACTGCTCTGCATCTGCTTTGTTCGTAACAAGATACCACTCAGCAATAGCTGTGTTCTTCAGATAGTCATGAACAGCTTCACCAATTCCTGCCGTTGCTGCTTCGTTGAAGTTACTCGGCATGGTAAGGTTAAGTTCCAGATTGTGACTACCATCAAAGTGACTATTATCGGTGGTTGTTCCGTCTTCATCAAGATACTCTGCGAGTTCGGTTTTCACCTCTGCAAAGCCTTTCTTGATACTTCGGAGTATCTTCTCACGGTTCTCCTCGTCCTCACTGGCAAACATCGAGGCTACCTCCTTGTGGTTCTCTTTGTTCTGAATGGTACGACCACGAAGAAAGGTCTCGTTCATAATGTCGTAAAGCAACCACGATATTTTGATAGTTGCTCTTACAGGTTTCTTTGCACCTAATGTTGGGGTTGGCATATCTTTGTTTTTTGAAATTGTTAATCTGTTGGTAACATAGGACGCTTGCGAGCATAAAGTAGTCGTTCTACATTAAGCATTATTTCACCAGCAGTTGAAAAGTATTCCTTAGCTTCTCCTTTGTTGGCAAATCGAAACCATTGTGCCGTAATGGATGCTATAAAGAAACTACGCAGCGAACTCTGAACACTTTCCTGCAATGTCTTGTCCCACGATTTGCTTACTTGTAATTCTGCCTTGTAGTTCTTATCTACATCTGTCGCACCGCACACAAGCATTTCTTTCAAGTCCTCATTCACGGCTGTTACACTCTCATCCCAGAATCGACTCAATTCCTTGAAATCATCATCAACGGCAAGAATGCGATTTCTCGCATTCTCATCTCCGTCTATTAGTTTTGAACCTGTGTAGTCCGTTGCTTTTGCAACTTCATTGTACACATCGCTCTGTGAAATAGTTATGGTTATCGTTTCCATCAGAAAGAGATTAGAGAGTATGTAATTCCAATTCCAATATAGGGCTTAAATCCTTGTACTGTTGTCCCATATCCGCTGGATATACCTATATGCCAATGCTTAGGAGGCTTCCTTATTGTTATTATCTCACGCTTTGGGTAGACGAAAATGCTGTCAAGTCGAGCATTTACACCACTAATATATGCCGTATAGTCTTTATCCTTATATACGGATTGTAGCATGGGTAATTCTATTTGTACACTATCTTGGTCTTTTTCACATAATACTATCTGTTCTAAAGTATCTGCTCTAATGCGTGGTAAGGTATCAAGCATAGCATTTCTCAAAGTTTCCTTTAAGTGGGCTACGCTAACAGATACCTTTGTAGTCCCATTAGACTTCACAAATACTGGTGCAGGCTCCTGGTACTTAATAGTATCAACATAGCGCACCGTGTCTGTGATAGTCTCGTGCAAAGGCTTTTCCCCTGTGCGTTGTGTTCCCCTGCCAAGGAAAAACGCAACACACGCAAGAATGATTACGGGTATAATACCCCACAAAAATTTCTTCATATCAGTTCAAAATGGTTTGCACAAATTTAATCTATACAAAGTATCTAATCGTTTTATCTTTTGCTAAAGATCAGCATACTCTTCTTTCGCATTAAAACACGGACAAGCTTTCATCCACTCGTTAGGCGTTATCTTGCCATCTTTATTCAAGTCTGGAGAGAAATCACGATGTCCCTGAATAACCGCTGTAGGGTACTTCTTATGTAGCATCTTTAGCAGCGAACGCAGACTTGCTTTCTGTTCATCTGTTCTGTTGTCTGTCGGCTTACCTGTTCTATCAATACCGCCTATATAAGCAACATTGATTGAAACTGAATTAAAACCCTTAACGCCATTGCTTACTTTGTCTTCGTCCAGCAGCTGTGTAATCTTGCCGTCAGGAGACACTACATAATGATAGCCTGGGTTAACCCACCCTTTTCGCTTAAATTCTTGCTTTAAGCCCTCAATCGTCTGTGACTGATGGCTTGCGGTGCAGTGAACTGCAATGTATTTAATATTTCTCATCTTACTTCTCCCTTGTTAATTTTGCCACAGCAGCCATACCTGCTGCTGCCCCTACGAGGTATGGATAAATCTTTATCCACCATTCTGGAGGTGTAGCCGCTGCTGCTGTCATAGCGGTATGAATAGCAACAGCAACAATACTGACACCTGAGCCCAATACAACAATATTCTTAAAGAACTTCGGTGTTGTCGCTCTCCACCTGCTTATAATGCTTTTAAATGACGCTCTCATTATTCGCCTCCTTTCTGTGTTATATGACTATCCATATTAGGTCGGTCTGCCTTGATGTCATTAAGGTGCGATACCTTAATGTTTATCTCACCAAGCATCGACTTTATTTCTTTCATATCCTCTTGAGAGCCTACGAACAATTGGTGGTCGTTCATAACTTGCACCTCGAGTATTGATATGCGTTGATTAAGCTGCACCCATGAGCCTGCAACAGCTACAATGATTGAGCCAATAACACCTATCATTGCGTTTCTTATGCCTTTATCCATTGCCATATCATAGAAGTTTTACTAACGTTCTTACTCCGAAGCCTATAGCTACACCCCCGACTGTCAGCCCCCAATCAACGATGTCTGCCTTTCCGCCCCACATCTTATCTTTCAGTTCCAGTGCTGTCGCAACGCCTATACCAGCATACGCTGCGCAATATAAGCTGTTAGCACCAGCACCGATAAGTACACCACCAATAAGGTGCTTATACCTGTTACTTTCTTTAAGCCATTTAATTACTTTCTTCATCTTGATGTATTTTTGTTTTTTGCAAATTAATACTGCATTGTTTCCTGTGAAGTTTATGCCAATAGAGACACGATAAGACTGACGACTAATGTAAGGTAACATATAGCCTCAGCAATAAATGTAGCATTCTCTTTCCAGTCCTTACGAATGAAGACAAGTGGAAACAGCACCCACAAGATGAGTAACCACGGCATGAGTAATGCTACTACAACCTGACTTGTCAAGCCGAAAAGATAACCGCCTACATAATGTAGTACTTTGTTTTCTGTCCGATAGCAAGGTGAAGCAGCTACCATCAACAAGCCTACACTCATCAGTCCTGCAATATAACCCTGCTTAGGCGGTAAGGCATGAAGAGAAGAGAACAACAAGACTGCTGCCATTGTTGTTGCCCACAACGAAAAGCGAACATCACCTACATAATAACTGAAACTACTCACACTATCTGGTAACTCCTTTGCTTTCTTTGCTGCAACTATTGCCATTGCAACTGAAAGTACTACCGATAAGATAATTAAGTAAACCATGACTGCATATCCTTTTTATAAATCATATCCTTTTCTGCCCACCCCTCTTCAAGCGTGTTAGTTACAAACGAAATGGCAGATAAATAAAAGTCTTTCAGTTCCTCCTTTGTGCTAAACTGACGATACTTAGGGTCGTTCTCTTGTCCGAACTTGAACGTTACAGGTAGATTGCCTCCGTCCGTAAGCATACACAAGTCAAATGCAGCTTTGTAATTAAACTGATTTTCTGCAGATAGATATACAAGGCTTCCTTCGTAGGTAAATCCTGTGAGTATCTTCGCTTCAGTCAGTTTGTTGATATGTGTGGCTATATCGCTCTTTAACTCTTCCTCTGTTGGCTTATGCCCATAGTCCTTACGCCAGCAGTAGCCGCTTTCGTCGCTGTCTTTGTCTTTGCCAAATCCATAGAACAACACATAATGGTCATCGGAAAGACGTAACAGGCTGTCATTACGTTCCTTGATTCCGTATACCTTAAAAAAGTCTGTATTCATAGATGTGTGTTTTAAGTGAATTTATATTTGAACCTTTTAATTCAAGAACAAAGCGTGGTGGATCTTCGCCCACCGACGCTTTGCGCTTTTACGCTTTATTCGCTTATCTCAATTTTCCCACGGAAGGCAAGCCGAGAACCGAAGTTCGAGTCCGACAACGATGATGCGTTATACGCACTCATAAAGACGAGACCGCCATTCGCCATCGAAGCGTAATGCGAACGCACGACAACACGGCTCCTTGAATGATTATACCATTGTTCATCGGCATAGTTGGATGCCCATCTGCTATTATCAGAACTTGCTCTTGAAGCGATGATGTCACAATAGCGTCCATGCCTTACACGTGCTATACAGTAACCACAATCTTTAGTCCCTTGCACAAGGCGTTCTGTCTTGCTAACAGGGTCGTAAATATGCCATACAGCGTCTGTCGGATAAGTGTGAACCTCTACCGTCTTGTCTTTCATATATTGACGATAAGACGGAATATTCACGGCAACGTTATCTTCCCACTCATAATAGACACCAAAGAAACTCTCAAGGCCTAAACACTTTGTTCCTCGATTATCTTCACGTCTACTATCAGTGTTTCCTATATCATCACTATAGCCTGTAACATTCTTAGCACCATAGCCATAACCACAAATAAACTGTGAATCACGTGTACCTGACAATGAGAACCAGAGAACAGCCATCAGCTTAGACATGTCATAGTCTATCATCTGATAGCCATTACCTCTACGATGTGCAAGATTTTGGAAGTCTTTATAGGTGAACTCCATCTTGCGTACAGGTGTGTTAGTTGCATACCCCTCCTCGTTGTATTGCCATTCAGAAGATGTACGATGAGTATTACTCCCTCTCTGCGCTGTTGCTCCAGACACAGAACGTAGCCTAAGTAGGCGATCTACTGATGCTTGATAGACGCCCAATAACCATGGTTCATTGCGTACCCAATCAGGCTCAATGGCTTCTATCTCTGCACTGTCTACTGCAATAGCCTCCAATTCAGTGTTTACATTGCTTGACGAGAACACAAACTCTTTAGCTCCTTGTGGAACGTCTATAAAGACATAGTCACCATCAATGAAGTCAAAGGCAGTATTACCTATTGCAAGATTGTACTTCGATATGATAGTACCTGCTGCATTCAGAAAACATGCTCCTACTGTGGCATTATTCATACCTGGCCATCTTACCTGCTTCATTCCTGTGACATTAATTTTGTAAACATCTACATTTGATACCTCAGCAAGGATACCAGCACTATCCAACGCACTTTCGTTTAATCTGATTTTTTCAGACATCACACCAGTATTAGCTTTTAGGATTATATCTTTCAGCTTCTTTCGTGTGACACGCTTAGCAGTAGATAATGGCTCAGTTGCCAGGCTACTCCATGCGATATATTTCTTCTGATTTTTGAAGTCATTGATACCTTTATACCACATTGCAGGACAACGCATCATCACATCAAAGCCGTCAGCAGCCTTATCGGTGTAGTCAAATTCAACTCCGTTAGCAAGGTTATGATAATTCGTTTCTGATACCTTAACGCCCTCCCACACATTTCTTTCCGTGTTGAGTTTTCCCTTAACTGGTATAAGCTGCTGTCTAATCTTGACTACGTGTGCGCTTGGTACAAAGTCATTAGAGAACATCTGCCCTGTCTCATTGTCAAGATTGCTAATATTGGCAGGGTCATCAATAGTATCATCAAAGACTATCAGTGAGTATTGCGACTGATGTATTGTTAAGTTCGGGTAATACTCTTTCAAAGCTGCGAGCTTACTATCTTCAATATACTTCGTCAGCGTCCATGTACCACTTAAACCATCACAGATATTAGTGTGTTCCGAGTTAATACCACGTGTACCCATTTCTTTCATTGCAGATAGTGCGGTATCTTTCTTAGAACAATCAACGTCCTTTATCAAAATGGTACTAATCGTAGCACCAGCAGCAACAGAATCTTCTAATATTCTTACTGGGTCTATATTCGGACATCTGTGTATACGCACGCTACTTACATTACTCAAGCCCTCGTAGGTCAAGCCTCCATTAGGATAAGTAACTTTTGGCATACCTACAAACACGATGTCTGTCATACTTGCTGGGAACTGTGCTACTTCCAAAGGACACGCCTCAGCTGGAGTAAATGTTCGCAATGTACTACCTTTAGCAAGGAATGTCTTTAAGCGTGGGCAGTTTTCAGCTCGCACGCTAAGCACCTTGGTGTGTTGTATGTCAATCTTCTTTAAGAATGGCATTGCAGGAAGATTAAGAGAGGTCAGAATGCCTGTTGTGTAGGCAGGTGTATAGCTTTCTCCGCCAACAATCAATTCTTCCAATAGTGTGCAAGTACTGATGTCGAAACCCTCTTGCTTTGGAGTACACGCCGAAATATCAAGCACCGACAATTTGTCTGCACCAAACACATACACCATCTTGCCACTCTCCTGTGCTGCGTTGGCTCTTAATATGTAAGTCTCACCTGCTCTTAGGTAACAGCTATCTGTAACAGTGTCCGCACGGTCTTCTCCTAATCCAAAGAAGCCATCTTGCGCTGCTGTTATCTTGATTGAGATTTCTCCCATCATACGTGCCTTGAATGGTGCGGTATATAAGTCGCCTACTTGATAATAGCCGTCACGTAGTTTAAAGCGTTTACGCTGGTAATCAGGTAAGTCCTCTAAACGCAGACCGTGAAGCGCATAGAAGTAGTTGGCTGCTGCTGTAGAGTTCTGAATATACTTACGTTCGCCATCGAAAGAACTGATTACCTTTGCCCAACGTGACAGACGCTTTGTAATCCAATAGTAATAGCAGCCATCAGCGCTGAATACCTTTCTACTATTACGTTCTGTCTTACGCATAGCAGCTGCCACTTCATGTAGTGTGATGGTTGTTGTGCCACTATCGTCTACCCATAAGTTTGGTGCTGCATACGTCTGTACGAATGTTACACTATCCCAACCTTGATATAGATGTGAAGTAACGGCATCCATATCCCAAGGAATTGTAAGACCACAATCATTATCGCTGCGGTCTACGCAGTCGCCATCGTACCAATGGTTAAAGTAGGCTCGTATCGTTCCATCTGGCTCCAAATAGAAGGCAATCATCATATTCTTGCTACGCTGGTCTACCGCTGCCTTGTAATCGGACGCAATCGTATAACAACACAAAGAATATGGGTTAGCGTACTTATGTACTTCTTGCTGCCATTTCTTTAAACGATTTGCCTTTGTTCCTGGAACTGATACACCACCAAGTGTAATGTTCCCATTTGCTTCTGTCTGATGTTGGTTACATTGCTGTGAGAACACAAGCCACTTATAAAGGTTATAAGGGATCTTCTTGCCGGCTTTGTAAAGCTCTTCAAGATTGTCATCATCAGGATATCGTGTTTCATAATAACTCATCCAGATGGGTGCTCCTGTTGCAGGGTCAATACGCATCATGTCATCAAGACTGTTCACGCCCTGACCCCAACATAGGCTATCATACTTTAAGTATTCGTAGCACTCTGTTGGATTTACAACTCGTCCTGTAACACTCCATTTCTTGGTAGCCTTGTTAAAAGTTATTGTGCCCGTCGTGTCTGTCCAGTTGCCACCTTGATACTGTACATAGTGGTTATCACTGGTCTTGTACACGTTCTGCCAAGTGTAGTTCTTAACATCATCTGCAAGAACTTCTGCAAGCGTTTTGTCGACTGCAACAGGCTTTTCTACAGGCTGTACCTCTCGCATAGCACCCTTACCATCATTCTCTATTACAAAATGTTTATTACCACAATACTCACTAAGAACATAGATATTTCCTGCAATTAATTGGGTGGTGTCTGCTAACACTTGCGACTTAAAAGCTGTTAGTGTTTGATTCTGTGCTGCTACGAGTTCTATAAAGTCACCATAGTTGAGGCACTTCTTACTATATCCGTTTACCCCCTTGAAGCCAAAGAAGTCGGCATCACCTTTGTCTGCATTGAAATTTGCCTTAGCATGGAAATATGCCTTGGTAGGGTTCTCGGCATCGCTGTGGTTCATTCGGCTATCGGTACGGAACAAAGCGCATGGAACGCTATCAATGCTGGTATGTATCTCGTACTCACCCTCATTGTACACCTGCGCTGGTGTCATATACTTTTCACCCAGTGCTATTTGGGTCTCATTCATCAGCTCCATCATAGCACCATTGTGTGCACCGCAGCTATCAGAATAGTCCACCTTAATACAGATGATGTTAGTAAAGTTTCCACCCTCCACAACTTGTATGCGGTTCTTGGCAGCCATCTTCACACACTTATCATACTTGGTAAGTGCATCAGCATTGCCGGGGAACATCGTCTGAATTTCTTCACGTGTATGCAATAAGGTGACAATGGCTTTCTTCATCTTACCTTTCTTATTTTTGATAGGTCGCCATGAAGAGGTTGTTCCTTGATTGGTCTGCGTGATACCGATTATCTTGCAGTTCTGCCAAGGGCGGTCTGGAAAGTAACAATACCAGTCTACTATCTGTTTTGTTTTCTTGTCTCCATCTTTCGTTTCAAGATAGTCAGGATAGTTCGCTGCAATGTCTTCTGCATCTGGATTCTTACAGATAGCACATACCATCAGGCCTGCATCAAGGCACTTCTGCATCGTTGGACGGTCTTTGGTCGTTCCCTCTGCGGTAATACTTGCCATAACGTTGTTCTGCTCATACTCTCCAATCATCGCTGTTGTATCTGTCAAGCCAACAAGATAGTTATAGCATGCTTGAATATAGTTGTAGTAAGTATTCCATGCTGTTAACTCGTAGAGATACACATCTGCCTTGTGTCCATCGAAATGAATAGTTGAGTTATGATTTGCTAACTCACCAGCTTTATATGCTACAGCACCAGCCTCATCACCATTTAAGAACACCTTAATAACACCAATGCCTCCGTATGGTGCAATCGTAGATGGTTCAAACACGATATCGAAGCGTGTTGGCTTATCATTGACGTATGGCACAAGTGCTGTCGTTGCAGCATCTGTAAAAGAGCCATTAGTAGCAACTATGAGTTCTTCACCTGTCAGAACAAAGCCCAACTTCTCACCCATACATTTAATAAGCTGTGCATTGCGATCTGCAACATTCTTAGTCATGACGGTGAAAGAGAATGCCAAACCGTTCGTTTCGATAGCGTTCGAAACGAACGGTTGATAAGTACACTCTGCTGTTACATCTTCTGCAATACGTAATGCCATACGCCCTTTATCACCAGCTGTACCATAATCGCTTGTACCGAAGCTATCTTTTACAAAGCCATTAGTTGTGTAGTTTGCACCATTTACATTAATACTTACAGGCAGTCCATCTGATGTGACCGTCTTTATCGTTTTATCACTATCAGCATTACTACGCTCTGCCATACTGAATTTAAGTACAGCACCTTCGGTTTCACTGATAGGAAGTAACGTTCCGCTAATAGTAACCTTATACGATTCTTTTAATGTAGCATCACCGCTATTAACGCCAAAGAGCAGGTTGTCTCCGTCATGATAGCCGATAAGACGTCTGTTTATCACCTGTGTAGTATCACGAGCCATCACTTGTCGTGTGATTGTCTCTGTCTTGTTTGTTGTCTCATTGGTAAGTGAAACAACAGCTTCTGGGCGTGATGTGCTACGCTGGTAAACCGCCACATCAAAAATAACTGTAGCATACAGTTTCTTCTTCCCCTCGCTATCATCACTCCAACGTGCTACAACGATAGGCTTGTCGTAGTCATCAAGGCTACTATCCTGCTGAATGACCATAACGGCTGTATGCAAGATATTACCTTTCACACCAGACGAAACATCTTGACCTTGAATGCGGATAGGATAAGCACCATGCGCTAATCCTGTTGGGTCTATTCTTACTGAGTGTGAATATGTGTCTGTAATAACAGTAGTTTCTAAAGCCTGCCATGTGCCGTCTCTGAATAATTCAATAGTCGTACGGATACCTTTATCGCTACTATTCTTTGGGAAAGAATACATCAAGATGTTCTTGGCATTTCCTCCCACTTCAAGACTTGTGTCTTTGGTGTAGTGTAGGGTCTGCACACTCACGCAAGTTACATCTACGGCTACTACAGAAAGGTTCTTGCTTGCAGTGTTACCACTATCGTCTACAACTACCATCTGCAAGCTACCTTGTCCTGCATTTACATAGAGTGAACTCAAATCAAAGACAAAGCTATAATCTTCCAAAGTTGAAGATGATGGTTTCTTTGTGTCGAATGTTGCAACGACTTTCTTTGTGGTACGGTCTACAAACTGTACGTTTGTAATACTATTACTTGTTTCTTGGTTTCCTGCCTTTGTGATACTCAAGATAGAAGCATGTACATTGAATAATCCACCAGCTTTACCATACAAAGGATTCTCTTTGAATGCAATAGCTATGGTTGTACCACCAACAGACGAGCCAGTACCGACAACGAACTGCTGTTCATCACCTATACTTTCTCCTGCTTCATTCGTCATCTGTAGTTTTACAACACCCTCGGTCTCTATGTTAACCTTTAGATTGGTTGGAATGTGCTTGTATGCACCTGCGCTTGAAAAGGCTTTCTCTTCATTGTTCCTTGGTGTGCCTGTTAACTCAACCTTTGCTGTACCACCACCTCCAAAGGCAACCCATGGCTTCAAGTCTGCTGGATTGATGTCTGGTACTTCACGAGTAAATTGGAATGTTGCCCATACGTGTGCTCCGTTGCTATCTTTCTCAGCTGTCTTGAAAGTAAGTACTGCTCCACTTCTGAAATAGGTAAAACCGCTTGCTTGTTCCAAATCTTGGACTGCCTTAATAGCCGTACTCAATGTATATTCAACATCAGGACAAAGTGTGTTTACATTAAGCGTATTACCGATGTTAGTACCGTTTGCGCCAAAATCTTTCCAGTTACCCTCTTTGTTCCAACTCTCTGTATTGACCCACTGCTTAGAAACCCAACCATTATTAGGTGTGTTGAATGTAAGGACGATACCAGGAATCATTATCTTCTCCTTGTCCTTGTACTCGCTAATCTTTTCCAAAGCAACAGAGAATGTCATGTCTCTGTTCTCCATACCTAATAGCTTGTTGACATTTACAACACTACGAGCAACGGCCGCTTTCCCATCGTTCTGCAATACTTCAATATCTCTTTGCGAATTGACAAGGTTCTGTTTTAGTTCTGCACCTTCATTACCAGGGAAAGCCGTCCCTGCTGTATAACCCAATGCGAGGTCTGAACCAATAGGGGCTAATTTCGTCCCACTCCACCTATAGGTAATATTGTCAGAAAAATCAATATATACCTTACCACTTGCAGGGGTGCGACCATCTTTAGAAGCAGTACCGTAATTGTCCGCATCAGACCAATCAGCATAATATGTGGTTGTACTATCTTCGTCTGATGCTACTGCTAATACAAACTTATTCTTAGCTCTGTTGTAGATAACCTTAGTATGTTCATCTTTTGATGACTTATCTGTAGCTTGCTGCTGTGCTGTCAAGCTATCCAAACAACTATCAAACTCTATGACATCATCGACGTAACTTGGCAAATGGGCAGATGGTACTTTGCCTTCTTCGTCTAAAGGTGCAATACCATTTGCCTTGCCTTTCGAGTCTTTTATAGTGGTTAATTCAGCATTCACATCAGATGCTGCTTTCTTTGCATTCTCTGCAGTCTGCTGTGCTGTCTCAACGGCTGTGCGAGTTTGGTTCACACTATCGCCTTGTGTCGTTACTTGTGTTTTGAGTGCCTTTACATCATCTTTGATACCCTTAACATCTGTCTTCGTAGCGTTAAGGTCACCTTGCAATTCAGAAATGTTGCTATTATATTGTTCACTATCCACAGTAGGGTTTCCTCCATTCTCTCCTGTCGCTACCCATGCGCCTCCATCTGCTACATAGATAGGTGCAGGCAAACTGCGCCCTACGATTGCCCACCAACCATCATGTGGACGTGGGTATGCCTCACGAAGTTTTTCGACTGTGGTAAAAAGACCCTTGTTGGCTGACTTGACATTCTTTGCCTCAAGCCAACCCTCTACAATTAAATTCTTCTTTACTACAGCGTTGCCTTGCACATGGGCATTACCACCTACACCTACGTGACGTCCAATACTAACATCACCCTCTATTTCGGTTGTCTTAATAGAACTCATACTAACAGTTGTTTACTTAAATCGGTCATTACTTGTGATTGTTCTCTTTGCCCAATTGTAGCAAGCACAAGGGCTGCCATCTCATAGATAGCGGATTGATAGCAACGCTCTGGTATAACTATTCCCTCGTTATCATCAATAGCTGGTAAGGGATAATACAAAGATTGTTCTACGGTTGCAGTATCATCATTGCATGAATATAATTCCAGCACACGTCCCTCAGTACGGCTCACGATTGCAACTACTGGCTTTTGTGGGTTTCCTCGTAAGCCTTTGTATCGTGAGAACTGTAACTGATACCGAGGGTCACCTGCGGTAATAGGTTCATATACTGGACGCTCCCAGTCACTCATCTTAAATACCATAAGGCGCATAAAGTCATCAGGAAGCATCACCCAACCCGAATGCTGGTTGCGCCAATAAACAGCATCGCCAAACGGAACGCCACCATCAAGCAGGTGGATAGGTGCGTCGGTAACTGTCCGACGCACCCCCTCCACGACCTTACTATAGATGATGTCATCAAGCATCAAAGTGTCAATGTCTTCATCTGTTATAAGCTGCTCGTTGGTTTTGTTCTCATCTATGGCTATACGTACATCACGCAGGATGTCCTTAACTTCGTACACCATATTTCAAAGCTGATTAATCAGTGAACACTACATCAATGCCATTGCTCTTACCGCAAGCAGTGATGTCTGCACGAGTTCGCAATGTACTACGCTTTACCCCGAACTCAGCCTCGAGAAAGTCCTTTGCGTCGTCATTACATGTAAACTCTTTACGAGTTGACGTGTTAACGGTTTCTTCCTTTGGCGGTGTTACTGGAGTTTCATCTGCAGATTGTTCCTGCTCTTTTTTTTCTGGGGTGCCTGTACCTTGCTTTTCCCCCGTCAGTTCTTCGTTGTTACCAGTTTCACTGGAAGTGTTTACAACTTCATCCTCCTGCAGAGCAACATGCTCGCTTTCAATATACACATCCTCATCGGTATTCACCACATGAATCTTGGTGATAAGCCCAGACTTGAACTCTTTACTATTCTCTATTGCCAATTGGATAATTGGATTATCCGTTGAAAAGGTTGCAGGAGTACGACCAGCTTCATTTGAAGAGCCATTAGTGAAAGATATTTTCATCTTTGCGCTGCCAACCTTGATAAGGGCTTGGTAGTCAAGCATACCAGCCACACCGTAGATAATTTTTCTTTTCTTCATTGTGTATTTAATAAAATAGGCGGACGGTCATAAACCTATCCGCCTATAGTTTTTTATTGGTGTTTGAAATTTAGTTACCTAATGGTAGTTCACCTGTATAAGGTTCCCATGCAGAGTTCTTATACAACCACACTGTGCCGCTTACAGCCTTACTGTTGATAGCAGGACAATCCACCATGAGGTAGTAAACGCAATTCTCCTTAGGAGAAGCTGGTGCCTTGTCGCTATTCCACAAGTGCATGTGTAGAACGTCTGTTCCGTAACTGTCATCAGTTCCCTCACCGTCAATCCAGACGTGACATGTGCCCTTCAAGCCGAGACCATCCCACACAATAGTAGCATTGCGGGTTGCCTCTTCACCCTCAACACGGTCTTTGTCTGTATGTTCTGCACTATACACGTAGTGTACGCAGCGGTCGTAAGCAATCATGAAACATGAATTGCTCCAACGCAGACGGTCAAGTGTTGGGTCATGCTTGAACTCCAAATTTCCGAAGATAGTATGGATGCGCGTCACCTCCCAACCAAGGTTATTCATCTTCACCTCGAAGCGTACCTCTGGATGTTCAGAGAAGTCAATAGTCTGAATCTTCTCTAAGAAGTTCTTACCACACAATCCGAGGATAGTGTTAGGGACATCTTCGCCTGTAAAGATGAGTTTGGCAAGAGCAATAAATTTCTTGAAATTCCATTTGCCATCATCCTTAATCTCTTTCTTCACCTGATAGCGTACACCCTCTGTGAAGTAAACATCCTGCGGACCCAGCTTGGTGTCAACAGATATCTTACCTTTTCGACCTGCATACAGGGTGCGGTTGCCTTTTATCTTGAAATTAGTAATCTGTGCCTCTGCAATGATTGCATGGTTGAATGGAATCTGCTTGTCTTGTGCATCGAAGTAGTCTGAGACAACACTGTTCATGATGCGCTTCTGCAAGTGCAAGTCAATAGGCTGTGGAACTACAAGGTCTGGTTCTACTTCTTTCTGTGTCTCGTAACAAGCATTAGCCATAAGCACACATACAGAACCCGCAGGAATAGCAGGAGTTGTACAACTCTCATCACCTGATACGGCACGAGGACCGTTGACAGCAATGGCTACAGGATTACCAGTAGTTGTGTCCTTGCCGACAATAAAAATCATCAGGTCTTTACCTGGAGTAGCTTTCTGACCTGTTGCGTCGTAACCATCAACACCCTTAACAAGGAGTGTGGTATAAGGTCGAGGCAGTTTCTGGTCTTGACTGAGTAGAGGAAGAATGAACTGATTGTCCGTGCTCTTCGCTACAGCATCTTTGGTTGTTACGAAACTCTTGGGTTCGTCGATGATGTAGTGTCTAACGACTGGACTCTTAACATTCACTCGCTTAGAATGCAGCATAATCTGCATCATAGGAGTGTCATCACTCTTAAACTTGTACAGCTTCTGGTCAATGTCAGGTGTAATAAGGTTACCTGCACCAACACCACCTGTAGCACCAGCAGTTGCACTGACAGTTGTAGCCTGTCCACCAACCTGTGTCTGGGCTCCTGCTGTACCTGCTGTAGGCTGCTGATAGCCACCTGCATGCTGTTGTACTGTTTGTTCTGTTGCCATTTGAATAAAGATTTAAAATGAATAATCTATTTTTTTACATGCTGGGCTTGACGAGGTTTTCTGCTTTGATACCACCTGTAGCATTGGCTAAATTGCTTACCGTCGCTGCTGCCCCATATACTTGGGTCTTGTATCCTGCACTCCCTTTAGTTCTTTCTATTTTGGGATTGCCGACTATTTTTACCACTTGTTCTATCATGCCATATTTGCGATGTCAAAGATGTCCATATCTTGCTTGCCACTTCCCTGCTGGTTGTTCTTACCATTCAAAGGTGCAAGTCCATCACCGTTCTTATTCTTGCGTAACTTTTCGGTGACCTTTTGATTGCGTCCTGCAACCTCACCTTCTTCTTGTGCATCTGCAACATCCTCGTCATGGTTAATTGCTTTTGTCATGAGGTCAAACATCTCTGGCGAGAATTTACCCATCACACCATCACGCACAATGTTGATAAGGTGGAAGATAATTTCATCTGCCTGCTCATCAGTAAGACCACGCTCCTCTTGGAACTGCTTGAGTGCATCAAGAGATTTCGGTAAGTTCTCGGCATACTCATCATCAAGCTGCTTGCTCTTTGCAATACGCTGTTGCTCCTCTGCCCATGCGTCTGCAAGTTCCTGCATTTTGTCAGGGTCATCAAGTGTTTCCTTAATATCTGGACCGAAATTCTTCAGAAGACTAAGTACAGGATTACCTCCCTTACTTAATTCAGTAATAAACCCTGCGCTACGAGGGGCAGAAGCAAACATGTCAGAAAGTGCTTTTTCACGCTCTCTGTAGCCACCAAGTTCCTTTTCGTAGTTGTCATAGTCTTCGCCTATCTGACCATATATTTCTTCGTCATCCTCGAATTTCTTGTCGGGGTACTTCTCACGTAATCGACCGAGTTGTCGGTCTCTTTTGCTGATTTCTTTATTTTCAGTTGTAGCCATATCGTTGATACTCGTAGAGTTACTGATTTATTTACCTGCAAATATAATGTGGTAATTATTCCTTTCTCTTTTATCTTTTGTGAGATATTTTTAGTAGCTTTACAAGCAAATTGACTAAGGCTGGTGAAATATTACGGAAGCATACTCGACTTTACCCAAGAACGTAACCAAGAACTTATGCGGGTCTATCAAGAGAAACTATCTAAAGCTGGTTACATCGTTATGCCTAAAATCTTTGAGCAAGTTGCAAACTCGCCATGCTCACGGTTTTGGGTGAGTGAGGAACGTGCGGCTATTGTGATTTCCACTTTATTAGCTGGGAAGGTAGTTCCCAATATGCGAAGAAATAAACGTGAAATGTTTGATGAGATTTTTCATCGTTTTCTTATTGCACGTGAACAATATCCTGAAAAATCAATCTATGCACTCGCAATTATGGTAGTAAACCAACCTGCACCTAAGTTTTACATGACACCTCGTACTGTAGGAGAATTAATCTACCGAATTAAAAATGGTTGGTATGACAAGCAGTTCAATAGGTATAAGGATTATTCACAAGTCAACAAAGAGAAACTCTAAATTGTGGCAGCAGTCATTGGACCACGATGATAATGCAACCCTCGTTCTTTCCTCTCAACTATCGTTGGCATATCCATTTCATAAAAACAGATATGCATACCTATAGCTCTCGTCATAACCTTATCGTCATGTCTACCAGAAATAGCACCGTATGAGCCGTTCTGTTTCTTCTCATACACAAGCAATTCATCAAGTGCACGCATATCTCGCTCGGTGTATAAGCGTTCACGAACACACTTGATAAGAGTTGATATAATCATTGGTTTTGTAGCGGGGTTGGTGTTAAAGCCATACTTCTTGGGGAGTCCCTGTCGTATCTCGTCCTCGCTCTGTCTGCGTGCATACATATTAGGATATACACTTCCTATCTGATTGAGAATGTACAGTGATTGGTCTCCACCCTCAACATGACGTTCTTTGTCTCTACTGTCCATAGTATTACTTTCTATAACCAACAAGGAGTTGTTATAGAAACCTGCAATCTGTGCTGACTTCCATGCTAATATATCCATATCACAATGTCCGTACCATTCTGCCACTACAGCAGGGCGACCACCATCCATAAGATTGATACGGTCAAAAACAACTATATCCGACCAGTCGGCTTTTTCTGTTCTACCTCCTACGTCGACAACAGTAAGATAACGGTCTGTAATCTCTACCTCATCATCTTCTTCAGGTAAAGCCCATATCCAGAGCAAGCCCTGTGCATCCTCGTGGAAACGCAGACTGGCAAGTGCATCTTCCCCCTCTGCCTGTTTGCCATAGACATCACCAATGAAACGAGGAGGGCGACATGCCGGCTTGAACTCTTCTACTTGGTACCTGTCGAAAACCATCGAACCAGAGTGTACGAACGCCTCTATATCATCTGATGGATACTCACTTGCCATAACACCGTGGTCGTTCTTGCCAGAGCGTTCTTCCATATACCAGTGTATAGCTTCAAGAGTTGCACCTTTATTCCATAGCCACCATAGATATTTCCCACTTTCTTCACGAGGAGACATCACATTAGCATTTTCTCTGTTGAGATAGAGATTCTCAGCAAAGGCTTTAAGTTCTACATGAGAATTAAAAGGCAAGGAATACTGTTCAATATCAAACCATGCAATAAACAGCGCATCAAATTGCGAGGGGATATGTGGGTCTGATGCCGCTTCATATTCACGATGGAAAAAGTTTCCTGTACCATTTGCTGTACTTTCCATCACAATCATAGTATAAGGTTTATACAAGATACCAGAACAGGCAGAACGCACAATATCTTCAGGTGTCTTACCCTCTGTGGATTTCCATATACCTACCTCAGAAAGATGCACAAGGTTGTAATCACCACCACGGCAGCCATCGGGTCGCTCTGCCGTACCAATCTTGATTTTGCAGTTACGCTGTGGTACTCGGTGGATAGAACCACTCTTGCCGACGCCTACAATCTTTGCCTCATTGTCTGAATATACTTCACCCATGTTATGGAGCAGTTCAACAGGGTATTCCTTTATCATGCGATTGAACATATCCATAATATCATCTGATGTTGAGCCTTGGTGAGCAATGATAAGAGAGTTCAGACCAACCTTGTGTATGAACTGCAACCATGCAAAATACATCTGTGTAGTCGTCGAACCACCCCACTGTCGAGCCTTTAAAAGTATAAGACGGATAGGCATATCTGCTGTCCTCTTGCTTTCAAACTTCTCTAAAAGTTTTCTTTGAGGGCGTGTCAGCCTGAAAAGGACATCGTCTCCACCTCCTTTAGGTTTGATGTATATAAGTGTGGCTGCCCAGAAAGCAAAGTCATGCTTATAACGTAATCGGATAAGTTTCTTAGAAACCTTTTGGCGGTCTGTATCGTTGGGGATTACATGTAGAACGTTTGTAAGGAACTTGTCAATAGAACCATAATGAATAAGTTTCTTCACGAAAGGTATCTTCATCATTGTGTTTGGAAGCCATTGAACTGGCATAACGAAATCGGAGATACATACTCTTGTACGTTCTCCGATAGAACCCTCACCCGTTACAGGGTTGAACTTAGCATAGATTGCTTCGTTTCGTCGGTCGTTTTCTTTGATGATTTTATTTACCTGTTCCTTATCTGACAT